CCCTGCCATAGCGATTACTGAGGCTGCACTTGCTGCAATGCTCGGGATTTTAACAGTCACTTCTCCTGGGTATTCTTTTAATGCCGTGTAGATTTCTGAACCGGCAAAGACACTACCGCCTTCAGAGTTGATGACCACTTCAAGGCTGTCACCATTGGCTGATTGGATTTGATCAATGACTGCATTGGGACTAGTAGCATCCATTTCATACCATTGGTAAATCCAAAGATCGTCGTTTGAAACAATGACACCCTTGATATCAATCTTTACGCTCATCCGTTCTCACCTCCTTTGCCAGCTACTGCTGTTGTAATAGGAATCATGTTCCCGTTCACCAGGTAGGCTGTTCCTTCCAGTCCATCAAGAGGATTCATATCCTCTTTTTCACGCCAATCATTCGCGTTGATGACGCCATTTTGACGCTGGATTGCAAGCCCTTCTTGGCGACTCTTATAATCTCCACGTAGTAGGCCGTCCACGTTGGCCTTCACGTAGTAGCCAGCTGCACGTTCCTTTTTGGAGAACAGCTTCCAATTGATGGTCTGTTCCCACCGAGTGACATATGGAAGAAGAGAATGCTGCACGAAGTCAATACTCAAGTGTTCGATATTGGAAAACGTCGCCCTCTCCAAGTTGGCAATCATGTGTGGTGGCACGCGAAACAACCCGCAGATCTCGTCTCGGGTAAATTTCCTAGTCTCGATAAACTGGGCATCCGTTAATGGCATGGGTATTCGACTGAATTTCATACCCTCTTCTAGGATTAGCGGCTTCCATGAGTGAGCTAGACCGGAGCCCTTTTCCTCCAGCCAATTCTGCAGCCGTGTATACGCTTGATCGCTTAGACCAGAGGGATGCTCCAGCACGCCGCCAATGTTCATACCTTGACCATAGAACCGAGCAGAAAACTCGCTTGCTGCCATTCCTACACCGATTGCTTCAGCAGCCATTCGGATAGGACTGTACCCTTTGATGCCATCAAAACCAAATGCCGGGATATGAAATACCTTTTCTGCTGGAAAGATGTCGATCTTCCCTCGATCATTAATCTGGTATTCAATCTTTCCTGTAGATGAATTCCGTCGCGGATCGACGTTGTTCCATGGGATCGGGTACAGGTCAACCACTTGCCCTTTTCCATTGACTGTGATGATGGAGTAGGTGTTGCCTGATAAGGTTAGGTGACCCATGCTTGTCTCACGCCATGTCTGGGAAGTCATTTCGTCATTCGGCGCATCGTGCAATAAACCATACAATGGATGATCAGTCGCTTTATCGCTTCCTTTTCCGTTTTCTCTTGGCCGATACACAAAGAACGGCAGGGAACCCAGTGCTTCTGCAAGAACCCGGGCACAAGAAAAGACCGTAATATAGCGCAATGCACTCTCTTCATTCACCTTTACGCCAGATTTTGTAGCTGATCCACCCAACATACTACGAATATCGCGGCTGAAATCGGCCATTGAATATGCAGATTTGTCTACCAGATCGCTTAATAACCCCATCAATCACCCCTCCTTTTCGGGGGAAACCCAACCCAAAGCAGTATCAAACCACACACCAACCACATTGCCGGCTGGTAAATAAGCCATAGTCCATACCCGAAACTGAAAAAAACCCACCAAAAGGCAGGCTTCGCGGAGTGTTTCCAGTATGTTTTTTGGTTTTTTCACAACGTTCTCGGCCCCCTTTTCTCATAGACTGATGTTTTATCTTCATGAACTATCGCCCGTGCTAGGGCGTTTATTGTGGCAGCAACCCCGTCTATTCGGCCTGTTGATTTTTTCTTTGCAGGCGCCACGTTTTCATTCTCATCCATGCGTACAACGGTATTGTCCACCATCCAGCGCATCACAGGGTTTCCGCCATGTATCAATTTTTTAGATACAACCAGCTTTTCAAACTCTTGAGTGGCTTCTGACAGGTTCTTTAGAGTCTGCGACAACTCTACCATTATAAAACCATCGTCCGTCAGCTCTAGGGCTGTCTGAGTAGCTTTCCAAGGGTCGTAGGCGATCTCTTGGATCTTGTATAGCTTCCCGAGATCATTTACTGTTTTTCGTATGAACTGATAATCGATCACATCCCCTGGAGTTGCGTACACCAGTCCCTTCTCAATCCAGTTGCTATAGAGAACCTTGTCCTTTTCTTCCTTCTCCTGCACCACATTTTCAGGAATCCAAAAGTAGACCAGGACAATATATTCCCCATCTGGTTCTTCAGGTGGAAAAACCAGTGCAAAAGCTGTGATATCAAGCTTGGTTGACAGGTCTAAGCCGCCATAACATTTCCTACCTTTCAATTTTTCCAATTCAATTTCGCCAGCTGAGGCATCCCACTTACTCATTGGAATCCATTTGACGACGGCATTGGTCCACTTATTTAAGTCCTTAATTAAAAAGTTGACGTATGCAGTTGCCATTTGCTTGGCCTTGTTTGCCTGCTTAACCATGTAATCGATGCTTTTCGAAATTCCCAGGTTAGGATTCGCCTTCATCCACACTTCGGGATCAAATGGGTCGTCTTCATCATCGATCGTAGCGATGTAAGCAAAAAAAGTTTCGTCTGGCTGAATGCCTCTCAAGACTTTTATGGCGTAGTCACGTAATTGATAGCATGGCCCATTCTGATTGACCCCTGCTGTGGTAATAACGTAGATCAGAGGCTGCTCACGAGCTGAAGTACCTGATTCAATTACGTCATACATTGCTGACGTTTTATGGGCATGGTACTCATCGATAAGACCGCCGTGCACATTCAAGCCATCTTGTGAATCTGAATCAGCACCCAGTGGTTCAAACTTGGAGCCAGTATCAATCACATGCAGATTATTCTTGTACACCCTGAAGTATTGGAGCAAGTCAGGTGATGCCCGGACCATGCGGCTGGCTTCATCGAATGTAATCTTCGCCTGATCCTTCTTTGTTGCAGCTGCGTAAACCTCTGCCCCATACTCTTCGTCTGCTAAAGTCAGGTAAAGTCCGATCCCTGATACCTTTGTTGATTTCCCGTTCTTCCTGGGGATCTCTTCATAAGCAGTACGGAATCGACGTAGCTGTGTTTTCTTATGCAGCCATCCAAATATGGAGCCAACAATGAATTTCTGCCACAATTGCAGCTCGAACGGTTGTCTTGCCCACTTCCCTTTCGAGTGCCTGAGGTAACCAAAAAAGTCGAGCGCATGTTGGGCGGCGAGCTCATCGAAATAATACTCAAACGTCGTTACACTTAGGGCGGCATCTCGTAAATTATCCATGTGGCGTTGGCAAGCCAATCGTACTGGCTCACCCGCTGGAATATCGCCGGATAAGACCCGCTCTGCATACTCACGTACCGGACAAAGTACGTTTTCTTGGTCCATTTAAGTATCCGTCAAAGCTATTTTTGTCTTCTGTTGGTGGTCCGGCACCACCTGGTATGATGGCTGGTGCTTCCATACGAGTGCGGGCTGAAGGTGACAATCCAAACTCAGCGCAAAATGCCTTGATCACCAGAGACTCCTTTTGAACAACAGCGATCTCTGGACGCGGTACGAAGTTTGTTGCTCCAGCCTTGTTCGTGTATTCGTAAAACATAGATTTTGCTTTTTTCAATGACTTCGTTGCTGCAACCAACCGGCCATACGCTAGACAATATGTTTCAAAAGCTGCTAGATCGGCTACGGTAAGCAGGCCGAGTCGTATTAGCTCCGGCCCCAAGCGTTTCCATTCTTTTTTTGCAACAGCATCCAAATATGATGGTGGCTCCGGTACTGCTAGAGGGGACTTTGGCTTCGGTTCGTTGTCAGGTGCACGATCTGACCGATAAGTACCCTGCAGCAATTTCAGTTCACTTGGCTTTGCTTTCGGCCCCCGTTGGCCCATAATTATCCCCCCCTTATAAAAACCTGCCAAAATGCGAATTAAGAGGGCGCGCGGTCTACTTCTAAA